AAAAAAAAAATATTATTTAGAAAACGCGAAATGTATTTTTCATTATTTTGAACAAAAAAAAAATATTTCCACGGGAGGAGGAAATCAAAATACCAATATATTAAATAATTTTTTTAAAATTAAAACTACCAATAATGAAGAGGAGACTATTGAAAACAATGAAAAATATAATGTTTCAAAGTACATATATCAAAATTATTGGAAAAATGTAAATGGTGAAATACTAAATATAAAGAATTATGCCGTAGCAATGGATATATGTCATTATTGCGAAGTAGGTGAGTTTATTCATCAAGAGGAAGAAGGAATATTAATATGTAATAATTTAAAATGTGGCAAGTTTGTTATGCATATTGTTGATGGTTCAAAACCATATAATAAAGAACCGCCAAATGAAATATCTTATACCGCATATATACGTCTCAATCATTTTAAAGAAATATTATCACAATTTCAAGCAAAAGAAACAACACAAATACCATCGGAGGTTATTGAATTAATTCGTGCTAGAATTAAAAAAGAACGAATTACTGATCTTTCAAAACTCAATTATGAAATAATGCGCGATATATTGCGTAAACTGTGTTTAAATAAATATTTTGAACATATACAATATATTAATTCAATTTTTGGTGTTAAACCGCCGGTTATGAGCGAAACGTTAATTGAAACATTGTGTGTTCTTTTTATTGAAATTCAACCTAAATTTTCTATTTACTGTCCGGCAAATCGAACAAATCTCCTTTCTTATAGTTATATATTACATCAATTATGCGTTTTGTTAGATCAAACTCAATATTTGCCTTATATTACAACATTAAAAGATATTGAAAAACAGCGACAAAACGATGCGACCTGGTATTTAATATGTAAATCTTTGGATTGGCAATATTTTCCTACGATATAGCAATTTTTATCCGTTGTTCTTTGAATATCAATAAACAACAAAAAATATAAATCTTATTATTCAATTGTAAAAATTGAATAATAACTGAAAATATGTATTATATATACACAGTAAATGATACCAAATATTGGGGGGTATATTAAAATACCAAAAAGGTATGTACCAAACCAACTAACAAAAAAAGACAAAAAACAACAAATAACTGCTATAAACCGTTCGCGAAAATTATATAAAAACCACGTTTTTTATTCTAGACCATTCGTTCGCTCTTTCAAATCAAGGCATTCTAATCACATAAAAAACGCAAAAAGGATTTATGGTGTCGATAAAATATCACCGAATAAACAACTCGCAACGGCAACTGGTTGTTCTTTAAATGCGTTAAAAAAGATTGTTAAAAAAGGGGAAGGTGCGTATTATTCATCCGGTTCAAGGCCAAATCAGACCGCACAATCATGGGGATTGGCAAGACTTGCGAGTGCTATTACTGCCGGTAATTCATCTATAGTCGATTATAATATATTATACGATGGATGTAATCATCATAAACGCGCTTTTTTGATGGCTCAAACAAGAAAACGTCAAATATCATAAATATATAAAGATTAATAATTAAGTATTACAACTAAACTAATTACCAACTCGGCCAAAAATCTATCACATATGAAACGAAGTAAAACGAACTCTACTACTTTGCGTTCAATTTATGATGAATACTTTGAATATAATACAACTTATAACACAAAATATGGTAATAAAACGTGTGTATTGTTGGAAGTTGGAAGTTTCTTTGAAATATATACATATAAAACGGTTTCAACTGGCACAATTCAACATCCACATACACAAGATATATCGCGTATTTGTAATTTAAGTTTAGTTGAAAAAAAGGCAACGTATAAAACAGATGACCAGCAAATAATGATGATGGGTTTTCGCAATTATATGTTGGATAAATATTTACAAAAATTAGTAGAAGCGGATTTTATAGTTGTTGTTTTTATTCAAGAAAAAAACGGCAAAGATGTTACCCGTGTATTTGACGCAGTATATTCACGTGGAACATTTATGAGGTATGATGAAGATGATAATAGTTCCAATACACAACATACACATATAGTGTGTATTTGGTTAGAATTATTAATAAATAAAAAAGGCAGAATTAAAAATATAAATAATTCTACTACAAATATAGTATATGGTATTTCCGCGATTAACATTTTTACTGGTCAAACATCTATATTTGAATATGAAACGCCATTTTTAATGAATCCAACAACATTTGACGAAATGGAGCGTTTTCTTTCAACATTTCCACCAAGTGAGGTTATTTTTATTTCAAAAACAATAGAAAAACAAACAATACAAACAATATTACGATTTGCGGGGGTTCAATGTAATACAATACATATTATTTCCAAAGAAATGATTATAAATGAAGTAACATCAATGCCTACTTCTACACAATGGTTACCAACATTAACTAACACTGATACTTTTCAACAAACATCTATTTCAAGTAAAATTACTAATTGTGAAAAACAAACTTATATACAAAATATATTATCGAGTTATTACGACAATACGAGTATTTATTTTCAAAACAACGATTTTCAAATAAATCCAATCGCAACCCAGTCATTTTGTTATTTACTGGATTTTATTAAAGAACATAATGTAAATTTAATACGAAAACTTGCGATTCCTGTTTTTACCAATACATCCAATCGAATGGTATTAGCAAATCATACATTAAGACAATTAAACATAATTAATGATAATACAACGGAAGGTGGGAGAGGATTTTTTTCATCCGTTCTTTCATTTACAAACCGTTGCTGTACGGCAATTGGAAAACGTTTTTTTCAAAGAAAATTACTTAACCCGACATTTGATGTTAAATGGTTGGAAACAGAATACGCAAAGATAGCAACTATATTAGAATTATACCAACCGGAACAAATAACAGAAATTAGAAAAAAATTAAGTGGTATAAGAGATATAGAAAAAATATACAGACAAGTAGTTTTACATAAAATATACCCATCTTCTATTTATCAACTATACAATAGTATATGTATATTACAGGAACTTCATGTTTTTTTTAAAGAAACCGGTGCTGATGACAATCTATTTATAACATCTGACCAATTTGTTAATTCTTTTGAAAATTTTAAAGAATTTATAAATACCAATTTTTATATTAATGTTTGTCGTGACATAAATTCTGTACAAAGCTTTGATACCAACATTATTAAACCAGGAATTAGCGAAGAAATAGACGACCTTTTATTAAAAAAACAAGAATACTCAAACCAATTAAAAGCAATATACGAATATTTTAATCAGTTAATACGGTCATCTCAAAATGTGAAAGAAAAGGTTACATATTCAGGTGGGGGTACAACTTCTCAAACAGAATATATAAAAATTCATGAAACGGAAAAAAGCGGAGTTTCATTTCAATTAACCGCTACACGTGCGGTTGCCTTAAAAAAAATACTGTCATTAATGACAGACGAATATATTACTTTTCACACGTTAACTAATAATTCATTTAAAATTTCTTTTAAGGATATTCGTATAGTTGCTTCAGGGTCGGTAAGTGAAATACAAGCACCTTTTATTACATTATTAACACAAAACATTTTAAAAACGGAGGAGAGTCTTAATATAGAAATTTCAAAGACATTTTTTTCTATTATTAAAAAAATAGAGGATTATTGGAGTTCATCAATTTCCCAATATATAGATTATACAGGAAATATAGATGTATTATTTTCAAAAGCATTTATTGCGCGTGAATATGGTTATTGTCGTCCATTAATTGATAACAGTGATGAAACCCAAAAATCATTTTTAAAAGCAACAAAAATGCGGCATTGTTTAATTGAACATTTACAAACAAACGAAATATATGTACCAAATGACGTAATACTTGGAACGGAGGGTGAATATGGTATTCTTCTTTTTGGAACAAACGCAATAGGAAAAACGAGTCTTATTCGTTCTATTGGTGTATGTGTTGTATTGGCACAAGCTGGATTATATGTTCCATGTGAATCATTTATATATAAACCATATACGGCACTTTTTTCACGTATTATTGGTAATGATAACTTATTTAAAAATCTTTCTACATTTCAGGTTGAAATAAGCGAACTGGCAGTAATATTAAAACAAGCTGACAGTAATAGTCTTATATTGGGAGATGAAATATGTAGTTCAACTGAAATGGAATCTGGTCTTTCTATTATTATGGCATCTTTAACCGAGTTTCATAATCGTCGCGCGTCTTTTATTTTCGCAACACATTTTCACGAAATTGTTAAATGGGAAGAAATGAAACAATTACCAAATATTAAAATAAAACATTTGGAAGTATCATTTGACCAAATAAGTGGAAAATTAATATATGATCGTAAATTAAAAGACGGTATAGGAATTACATCGTATGGTTTAACTGTTTGTCAATCAATGAATTTACCAACGGATTTTTTAGATAATGCGTTTGAAATACGTAATCGCCATTATCCGGAAAATGGCGGAATCCTTACATTTGCTCAATCAAAATATAATTCAAAAAAATTGGTTGGAATATGCGAAAAATGTAAAATAACATTTTCAACGGAAATACATCATATTGAACCACAAAAAAAAGCAAATAGTTTAGGTATAATTCAAACAGATGAAGGTCGTATATTTCATAAAAATCACCCGGCAAATTTGTCTTCTTTATGTGAAACATGTCATAAAAACGAGCATATTTAAATTGTTAACCATTTTTCACATTTTTCAATTATATTGTCGAAGTTTGTGTTTTGTAACAAGATATATAGTTTATACCATTTATTTTTACCATTTATTGTTTCATTTTTTATTACAATATAAAAATAAAACAATTTAAAACGTTTATAAAGTCAAATGATTAACCCTTTAACGTTTTCGACATTTTTACAAAATCAAATATTTTACTTATTTTAAAATATTTGACACAATTTATAGTGTAGTATCTTATAATGACCGATTAAAATAATAAAATGATTAACCCTGAAATCCGCGGGTTAAATCGTTAAAGGGTTAATAAAATATTAAAAAATAGTTAAATTATTTATAAAATTGATTATATTTTTTTAATATTAACTAGACACATATTTAAGAGTTAGTATAATAAGTCTATTTGACAGAATTTAATTAAGGTTTGTATTATGTCATCAACTACATCATCGCATATAAGTATTTTCAAATCGCCGACAGTTTATTCCAAATTGGACCGCACACAACACGCTATGAATCTTAAAGAAATGACAGAAGAAAGGTTTCAGCGTTTAAAAAGCGGTTTAAAAACCAAGGATTTTAACGATAAAGTTCATGGAAAACTAACATACCAATTATTAAAAAATATGTTTTACAAACCACCTTCCGGATTTACTTACAAGCCCAAGTTTCCTAGATTTAAAATTTCTATGAATAAAGTTACAACAATTCACAAAATTTGTCGCGGGTTACCATTTGAAATAATTCATATTATCAAAGAATATTTATTTGATCAATTAAATGAAGTATGCTATTCATTGTTTTATTTGGCAGATGATATATATTATTTAAATAATAAAAATACAGCTATTAAAGAAAGTTTCTCTCGCAAATCAATATCTGAAAATAATCCAGATATTGATGATAACCAAACGGAGTATTGGACATGGGAATATTTACAAATTTATTATAATGCGTCTAATTGCCTCAAATGTGGAGGATATAAAACAACCAATACTGAAGAAGTGTCACGTGTTGTTTTGTGTAACTGTGGAATTGGTCATTAATAAGTATAATAATACTTATATATTTACAAAACCAAAAAACCAAAAAAAACAAAAAAAACCAAAAAAACCAAAAAAACCAAAAAAAAATAAAAAAACTCAATTAAGAGTTATTTTTTATTACATGTATAATTTATAAGGTGTTTTATTAATATTTATTTAACTTGCGAAATCACAAAATAAATTATAAAACGAATGTTTACAATATTTACTATATTTTAATACCAATTATAATTTTAAAAGTTTTATAAAATAAATTTTTTAAATAATGGTTAAAAATACAAAAACGGTTAAAAATACAAAAACGGTTAAAAATACAAAAACTGTTAAAAATACAAAAACTTTAAAAAATTAATGGTTTATAATTGTAAAAATCGTTTATGGTTAATAAAAAACAAATAATGGAAAAAAAATGAGCAAGTAAGTGAAAATTAATATGTTTTTTACAGCACCAATTATTAGAAGATATTTTGTTTGATAAATAAAAAAAAACTAACATAATAAAATAATATATTAAAAACCACAATAAATTGTTATGGTTAACTGTTATTTTATATAATGCGTAATTAACTAATATAAACCTTGCGCTTACTGCGTCAATACGATGTATTATGGTATTTCGATATAAAACGGGGTTTGACCAAAACATTATAGAAACAATTGAACCATTAAATGTTATAACCGCAAAATATAAAAATATATTATTTTGTTTAAAAATATTTATATTAGTAAAAATATATAATGGAAATACACTACTTGTAAACATAGGTATATTTTCATAATTAACCCACTTTGTAATAAGCATTTTAATAATTAAAATATATATTTTTATTTTATGTTTTATTTTATGAAATAGTATTATTGTAAAAAAACATAAAAAATAAAACGTATATAACTTATTGTAATACGTTATTATAAAATGAAACATCATATAAAAGCATTTTTAAATTCAATACCTGATAATGCGCATGGTTATACGGGTCTTACAAATATAGGAAATACATGTTTTTTAAATTCATGTATTCAAATAATAAATCATATATATGAGTTAAGACCTATATATGAAAAGGTATTTGTTGTCCATCAAAAGCCGGGTACTCCCGATACGAACTTTTTTAATGAATGGTTAAGTTTACATAATTTGTTATGGCAAATGGACGGTATAGTTTCTCCTAACAGATTTGTTCAAATAGTACATAATTTGGCAATTATTAAAAATTGTTCAATGTTTACGGGGTTTAGTCAAAATGACATACATGAATTTATTCATTTTTTTATAGAAACCTTACATACTAGTATTTCAAGAAAAATTGAAATTACAATTCACGGAACACCTCAAAACGAAATGGATGAACTGGCAATAAAGTGTTATAACTATTTACAAACCGTATATAAACATGAATATAGCGAAATATTAAATATGTTTTATGGAATTTATGTTAGTAAAATAACGGGATTAGACGAAAAACAAACTGTTTATTCTACTATTCCTGAAAACTTTTTTATATTAGATTTACCAATTCCAGAAAATCAACCAGCAATGACGGCTGGTCTTCCATCTTATATGTTTTCATCGTCTTCGGTTGTTCAAACTCATACAATATATGACTGTTTCAACCTTTTTACGAAAGAAGAACGATTGGATGGGGACAATTCATGGTTTAACCATGTTACTGGTAAAAAAGAAGAAATAAATAAAAAAATTGAATTTTGGAATTTTCCGGAAATACTAATTATTTCATTAAAAAGGTTTTCTCCGTGTGGTCGAAGAAAAAGAAACGACTTGGTTGAATATCCTATAAAGTCTCTTGAACTTTCACAATATGTTTGTGGATACAATTCACAAAAATATATATACGATTTATTTGGTGTATGTAATCATTATGGAGGTTGTGAAGGGGGGCATTATACAGCATATGTATTAAATTATTTAGATGAGTGGATACATTATAACGATGGAATTGTAGAAAGGGGGGTATCAAATATTGTTACACCTTCAGCTTATTGTCTTTTTTATAGAATTTCTGAAAAAACGTAAATAAAATAGGTTTAATAAAACAGAATAATTTTATAATATATAATTCTTATATAAAATGTTTAGTTTATTTAATGAAAATATAAAAGAAAATTTGGATATAAGTGGAACAGATATAAGTGGAACAGATATAAGTGGAATTAAAATAAATAATTTGAGTGTTACTATAAGTGATACAACAAATACAGCAATAACTGATACATCAGTAACGTCAAATATACTATCTATTATTAATAATTTTTTTGGAAACACTCAAACTACTAATAATAATACTACTAATAATAATCAAACAACTACTACAGAAACTACAAAGTCCGAATCCAAAGAAAATAATAATACTAATTATTCTTCATCTAGAAACATAATTTCTTTATCGAATATAATATTTTTAATATGGTTTTTATTAATATATTTAGTTATTTTTTATTTAATAAAAACATTTTATAGAAATGATACCGACCCACTTAAAGAAAACATGGCATTAAGCCGTGGTATTGATATATTTATTTTTGGTTTATTAATTATTATAATATTACTGTCATATTGGTCTTTAAGCGAAAAAGATAAACAAAATTTGGTTGGTTATGGTTTAAATTGGACATACGAGTTTTATAAAAATCCAAATACATTTTTTAATTGTTTAATATTTATTGTATTATTTTATTTATTTGTTTATTTGTTTGGTGTTCCTATGACAAAAGAAACCCGTCCCCTATCAATATATTTTTTAGAACAAAAACTATGGATTATTTTAATAACAGTTATTATTGTTGATTTTTTTATTTATATATTAAAAATTCCTATTGTAGATATGATTTTTGGTGATGATAGAGGAATTACAAAAGCATGGTATAATTTACGATCGGAATTAAAAGAAAACGAATACAAAAAAGAAACCAAAACAGACAATAAACCAAAAGTAAAGAAACCTGAAGTTTTTAATATATCAAATAATTTATATAATTATAGTGACGCAAAGGCAGTATGTAAAGCATTTAATGCGGAATTGGCAACGATAGATCAAATACATGAGGCATATGATAAAGGCGCTGAATGGTGTGTTAATTCATGGAGTGCTAATCAACAAGTATTATATCCTACACAAAAATCTACTTATGAAAGATTACAAAAATTAAAAGGACAAGAAAATAGTTGTGGAAGAACTGGAGTTAATGGGGGGTATGTAAGTAATCCATTATTACTATATGGTGTTAATTGTTATGGTATAAAACCAGATCCTACGAAAGTTGAAAAGGCTAAAATGACTTCTGTAAAAGACTATGTTCCTCCTAAATCAAAGGAAGATATGATTTTAGAAGCAAAAGTAAATTTCTGGAAAAATAATAAAGATAATTATATGACAGTAAGTCCATTTAATAGTGATAAATGGTCATATGAATATCAAACTGTTTAATATAAACTTTAGTGTTAGTAGTTAGTTAATAATTGACAATTTTTTATTTTTTATAAAAAATCGTTATTTTACATTAACCCTTATTTAATTTATTTTGTCATTAATGCTAAACAATACGAAATAATTAAAAAGTTAAAAAAAATAATTATTGAATAAATTATTAAATTTGTATTATAACATTTTTCGTCTTTGTAGCATTTTTCGTTAAATTCTATATTTTTAAATGGAAAAAAATTATAAAATATAGAATTTAAAGAATAATATAATAATAAATTAACTATTACTCCAATAATTAAAATTATTATAAAAAAAGAAATTATTATAGTAATTGAAAATTCCATTATATAATAAATTATAAAGATGTTACGTTTGTTGTAGTATTTATTTACTTTACTGCCCCCCCTCCCCCCTTCTTTCTCATTTTTTTTCCATTTTCTCCCATCAACCTAACCAAACCTTTACAAATATTTTACGTTAAAAGTGTTATATATGTATATATGAAAAAAAATAAAACAACGCGTATAATAAAACCTAATTACAAAAATAAAACATTAAAACGTATGAACTGTAGTCCATTAGTAAAAGATAAAACTACTGATAATTTAACTTGTTATACAAATAAAAACCTTATTACAATACGAAATGCTTATAATAAACAACCTAAATATAAAGCAAATCCTATTTACACAAATAACCCAAAAGAAATATTACAACAACTTAGAGTAAAAATGGCAAATACATGCCAAAAAGAAAATTGTTGGTTAAAAATTCTTTCATTAGAACAACAACGCATTATTAATAATACGGTTTTTTCACCAAAAAAACCAACTGAATGGGAAAAAAACCCATATGAATGGTTATCAAATTATGATATATTAAATGTACTTATACAATACGAAAAAAGTAACCCATCATTTAAACTAATTGGACCAACTACAATTGATTTTGATGTTGTATTAAATAAACATACTTCAACTTGTGTATGGAACGATTTGTGTCATTTTTCATTAAAAAAATATATTAACGCAAATATAAAAAAAATTGGTATTATTTTTAATTTAGACAAACACAATCAAAGTGGAAGTCATTGGGTTTCAATGTTTATTGACATTGAAAATTCATTTATATTTTACTTTGATAGTGCTACAAATAAAACACCTAATGAAATAAAAAAATTTGTTAAAAAGGTTCATGAACAAGCCGAAAAATTAGGTCTTAAATTTGAGTATTATGAAAATTACCCAAATAATCATCAAAGAACTGAATCCGAGTGTGGTATGTATTCGTTGTACTTTATAATAACCATGTTAGATAAAGAAAAAAGTATTAAAAGTAAAATAAAATTATTTAAAGAAAAAAAAATACCAGATAAACACATGAGAAAACTAAGAAATGTTTATTTTAACGACTAACATTATGTTTCCTCATGATATTATATATATGAAATATACACGTCGTAATAGTAAAACTAATTTACAAACAAATAAAAAACAAACTAATAAACAAAAAGTTAAAAAAAAATATAATAAAAAAACAAAAAAAATAGGTGGGAATCAAAAAGACTATTATATTAAAAATACGTATGATATATACCCCACCGGGTTTGTAGATTTAATTGGAATACGTGAAAAAAAAAGTAAAAATATTGATGTTAATGTTGAAAATATAAAAAATGAATTATTAACCGATAATTTAAATTTATATAATATATTATTTGAAAAAGAACAAAATAAAAAATATTACGGTAATGATATAGAAGAAGGTATAGTAAATGTATTACTTGGGTCTTATGAAGATAATGAAAGTGGTAGAAAACCCAAAAATAAAAAAACATATGATATTGAAATTGATTATAAAGGTAAAAATTAATCTTAAAAAAAACCCACACACACCCCACAAACCCTTACAAACAACCTCGTCTATGTAATCGACACTGGGTTAACTAAAATAAAAAAAACAATAATCCAATACACAATACAAAAAAATACACAATATAGAAAAAAAATAAAAAAACATTATCCATGTATAAATAAATAGGGTCTATTTTACTTACAAGAATAGATTCCATATTTGAAAACATTGGATTACCGCAAATACTTATAATTATATTAGGTTGTTTGTTTGTTATTTAAAATATCCATATTATACATTTATTGTTTTAAAAATCATACAAATATTAATAAATTAAAAATGTAAAAATAAATTACGTAATAATGAAATAAATAAATTTATATATAATAATAATGAAAACGTGTTCTGTAAACCCAAAAAACTTTAATTTAAACATACAAATGTATTCTTTTCAAGAATTATTAAATCTCTTTGAAATTACTAACGCCAACAACATAACTAACGAACAATTAAAACAAGCAAAATTACTTGTATTAAAAACTCATCCAGACAAATCTCGACTTTCTCCTGAATACTTTTTATTTTATAAAAAGGCATTTGAAATTATTGTTGAATTTTATAATAATCAACAAAAAACAACAAAAGAAGTTCCAAAAACAGAAATAAAATATTCAAATGAAATAAATAATATTTCTAATGGAACAGGTAATTATAGTAAAACATATAAAAACAATGAACAAATAGAAAAAACAATTGAGTCTATGCCTCCCGCTAAATTTCAACAAACATTTAATGAGTTATTTGAAAAAAATCAAATGGGTAAAAAAATTGTAAATAAAAACGACTGGTTTTCCAAAGAAGATACACCAGAC